ACTTTAGGAGTATCTGGGTCAAGTATTGCTTGCGATGTATTATTGATTGCAGGCGGCGGCGGTGCCGGTGGTTCAGGCGGTGCAGGCCATTCGGCAGGCGGCGGCGGTGGTGCTGGTGGTTTGGTCTATTCATCAATTTCAATAAACAGTAACGCAACTGTCGTCATTGGCGGTGGCGGTGCCGGAACTATTGGCAAAACTATTGCTGGAGCAAATGGAACAAACTCAACATTTACCGGATTGACTAGCGCAGTCGGTGGTGGCCTTGGTGGAACTTATTTGCTCTCAACGGGCCAAGGATCATCTGGTGGTTCAGGCGGTGGTTCTTCTTATACGGGTGCAGGCGGCGGATCAACTAGCGGCCAAGGAAACGACGGTGGAGCAAACACGGGCGGAGATGGCGCAGGTGGCGGTGGTGGTGCATCGGCGGTTGGTGCAAGCAATGGCGGCGGCCAAAATGGTGGTAATGGTGGTTCAGGATCAAACACTTATTCATCGTGGGCTAGCGCAACTTCTACTGGTGTCAGCGGTTATTACGCAGGCGGCGGTGGTGGTGGTGGTTATACGCCTTCAGGTGGGTCGGGCGGTACTGCTAACGGCGGTGGAGCAAATGGAAATTCAAGTGGATCGGGTGCAAGCGCAACTGTTAACACAGGTGGTGGCGGCGGCGGTGCATCAGGTGGGTCAGTAAACACAGGCGGAACTGGCGGATCTGGAATCTGCATAGTTCGATATTTAAAATCGGCGGTGTAAAAATGAGTCATTGGGCTGAATTAGACAAAGATAACAAAGTCATCCGCGTAACCGTTGGTGATAACAATGAACTTGATGAGGGTTATCAATGGCTCATTGATAATCTTGGCGGTACTTGGATCAAAACTTCATACAATGCAAAGATTCGCAAGAACTTTGCTGGCATCGGTTATACCTATGATGAAACACTCGACGCATTTATTGCGCCTAAATGCCATGCGGTAGCAGTACTCAATGAGGCTACTTGCCAATGGACTTGCACAGATCCATCCCATGAAGTGAAACCTAAATGATCCCATTAGGAACTGCGGCCAAGGTACTTGAGATCGCTATTGGCGAAATCGGCACTATTGAAGGCCCCAAAGATAATGAAACCAAATACGGGAAATTCACACACTTTGATCAACTACCTTGGTGTGGTTCATTCTGCAACTGGGTATTTTCTCAAGCCAAAGTCAGCATTCCCTCGATGGTGGCTACTGCCATGGGTGCACAGAAACTCAAGAACATTGGCTCATGGATGATCAACCCACTTCCCGGTGATTTAGTGTTCTTTGATTTCCCACATGATGGCGTGGACAAGATCAGCCACATCGGAATTGTGATGCAGGTGAATAAGACTGACATCTGGACAATCGAGGGCAACACAGGCGGCGCAGGACAATCTCAACGCAACGGCGGCATGGTGCTGGCAAAGGTTCGCCCATTGGGTAAAGGCTCCCCGGTCGTTGGCTATGGCCGCCCCAAATTTTTACCTTATTCGGGAGAGTTACCAAAAGTGACTCCCACCGATACCCCAACTCCGAAGGTGGTCAAATGAAACAAGCAAAAGCAATGGCGGCATCATGGGCGAGATCTTTCCTCGCGGCAATGATTACCGTATACATCGCAGGTGTGACAGATCCCAAGGCAATCCTCATGGGCGGCGTTGCGGCTATCGCACCGGTCGCACTTCGATTCCTCAATAAAGCCGATAACTCATTTGGCGTAGTTAAAGAATGAGTCAAACCGAGTGGGCGGCTATTGCGGTAGCCGTCACTACCCTAGTGGCCGCCTTCTCGGGCGCAGTCCGGTTCCTGGTCAAGCATTACTTATCAGAACTCAAACCCAATTCAGGAAAATCCATGAATGACAGACTCTTGGCCGTTGAGTACAAAGTCGAAAAGATCTACGAGATCATTCTTAGCGATCGCTTGGGTAAGTAGTTAATCAAGCCAAGCAAGTAGCAATTGAACAATCACGGCGCTAACCGTCGTATGCTCTTTAGCCGCTTTGGCTCTTGCCTTCTTCCATACCTGCTCCGGAATTCGAATAGATCGAATAGGGGTAACGGTCATATCTTGCCGCCAAAATCGGTGAGGAGCAGGTAAGGCGTATTTTCAGAGAACTCGTCGAGATGAGTAGAACTCTCAAAGCCCAATGCAGTTACATAAGCCCGGGCAAGCAAGAGATTTGCGTAAGACTCAAACCAATAGGCGCGAGCGAATTTGCGGTAATCAGGTAGTGGATCAAATCGCCCATCTTGAACCTCCCAATCAATAGAAGCCCAATTCATACTCGTACTGGGTAGGTAATCGAAATCCTGGTCATTCATTTCTACGGTAATTGTTTTAATCACTAGATGCCCACAAACACGCGTGGGTTGATTGCATTAAATGTGGTCCATTCTTCTAAAATCATGGCTCCATCGTATTCATTGCAGTTTTCGCAATGCGAGTTGTTGGTAATCTGGATACTGCAATAGGCGCACATCCATACTTGAAAATCATTCATCTTATTCTCCCGATTCTTTGTACATGACCGCTTTGGCCATACCCCAACTTTACCGATTGTGTGGCTATTGTCAATACAGGCATGTTCGGCGTGTCGGTCATTGCAATCAGTCACATGGTGCCTTTACCCTGATCCTGTAAGACATAGGCGGCACAAGCCGTCACAAACGGATCGGGAGCAGAAAATGGAAGCAGTAGGGTTGTTTGCACAGATGGCCATGATCATCCTTCTAGGGCTGATTGGGCTGGTATTTGGCTATGCGGTAGGGCATAAGGATGGGTCCCAAGAGGGATTTAATCGGGGCAAGGCAATTGGCCGCCATGCGGCTGGCCGTGAGGTGAGCAAATGAGTAATCCCTTGGAAAATTACGAGACGGTGGCTGAGAGAATTGAGAAGTTCTGGATGCACTACCCCGCCGGTCGAATCGACAACAAGATCGTATTTCAGGATGGCAGTCGCTACATAGTCCAGACTGATCTTTACCGGGATGCCCTGGACATGATCCCCTTTGCCACAGACTTTGCAGAGGAAATCCGGGGCGGCTCTAACCGCTTTCCCATGGAGAATGCTTCCACTTCGGCGATAGGTAGAGCACTTCACACAGGTGGAATCTCAAAATTTAGTGAAGGAACCCCTCGCCCTTCATTTGAAGAGATGCGCCGGGTTGGCTCAACTTTGACGGCCGTACCGGATCTAGCCACTACCACTATCACCGTTCGGGAAAAGGCTGATCCCTGGACCATAGATGCGGTAGTAGATGAGTTGGGCGCTCAGATCATGAGTGGTGCGATCCCCTCACCTGCCCCGCAATGTAAACACGGCTCAATGATTTACAAGCAGGGCAACGGCGCGAAAGGCCCATACGCCGGATACGTCTGCTCTAGCAAGGTGCGTTCTGAGCAATGTCCAGCAAAGTGGGATAACTAATGCCTCTGACAAATCCCACCTCATACCTGCGCCTTCTCTACTTCATGCACACTCCTGTTGAGGTCACACTGCCTAACGGCTCATGGGGTTGGGCTTGTGACATTTGTGGCAACTATGGCTTTCCTTGCGATTCAGCCAAATTGATTCTTGCGGGAATTGAGGCAAGCAATGGGTGATCTCGAATTCATTTTTACGAACAATCAAGCCATCAACATTGGCCACTTTGATTTCTGCGATAAATGCCTTAAGTACGTCAGTATCGAGGGCGGGGAAACACAAGCCCTAGATGGCCTACAACTGATGTGGTTCTGCGCGGAGTGCCGATGATTACGATAAAACTCGAACGCAAAGACGAACTGACCTGCGCTGCTATCGCCTTCCGCCGTGAGGCTGAGTCCCCTGGCAAGGTGGATAAAAGCGTACAGAAGGTCACCTTTCATGAATCTATCTATCGCAATGCTGAAGCCATAGGAAGTGAGATGGCAGTGGCCGCTTACTTCGGTATCCCTAACTTCGAGCCGACGGTAAATACCTTCAAACTCAAAGCAGATATCGGTGGCTCTATCGAGATCAAGTGGACCAAGTGGGAAGGCGGACATTTAATTATCAAGCCCTCTGATAGAGATGATGATGTAGCCATACTTGTAACTGGTGCAAGTCCCAATTACGAACTGCGGGGCTGGATGCCCATTAAAAGGGCCAAAGCGGGCCGGTATTTCACCAGAGATGGATCATGGTGGGTACCACAAGCCGATCTCTATCCATTAGATGATTTAGTCAGAAGTCACTATGCCTCTTCTCTCCTTTAAATGCAGGATTTGCAAGTGTTTCCAGGATCATGAGGTATTACAAGAGTTCCCTGGATTCGGTCTCATCGTGCAATGTCATGGGTGCGGTGTAATGGGAGTAGAGATAGGTAACACTGAGCAGGAAGCCGCGATTGAGTGACCAACTTCCTGGATCTCGGGATTGGCCCCGACTTCATCACTCATGAGACCTCCGATGATTACTACACGCCGCCCTTTATCTTCGAAGCCCTGGGACTGACCTACTCGATTGACGTGTGTTCCCCACCCAATGGCTCACCCTGGATACCGGCTGATCGATTCCTCACCGTAGTAGATGATGGATTAGAGACTGAGTGGTATGGCCGGGTATGGATGAATCCGCCGTACTCAAAGCCCACCCCTTGGATACTGAAATGGATAGAGCACGGCAATGGGGTGGGTTTAGTGCCTATGTCCAAAGGCGGCTGGTTTAACGTGTTATGGGAAAGAGATGACGTGGCCTTCATAGCCCTGACTAAGACTCTCAAATTCATTACACCCAATGGTGAGGTCAAGGGAATTTACATGCCTACGGTACTAATCGGCATAGGTGAGGAAAACATAGCCGCCATGGCACAGAGTGGATTGGGCCGATTGCGATGACACGCCATAGGAGTGTAACCGCGAAGTGCTTGACAAGGTACTTGACTTCAACGGTACGATCACCTCGCTCGACGAGAGATGCGGTAGCATCAATCTCGCGTCGGGCCTATCTATCGGGAGCACTATGTGTAGCGCTGCTACAACCGCTACCAGCAAGTGCGATTGAGTCAAAAGAGATTAATTACTACAAACTCTATGCTCATTCCAGACTAATAGATGATAAGCAATATCGGTGTATAGATGAATTATACACACATGAGAGCCATTGGAATCCACACTCACGTAACGGCAATCATTACGGCATACCCCAGTTAGCCAACTCAAAGATCAGATACCTCGATGCTTACTCACAGATTGATTGGGGTATTCGATACATCAAGGCAAGGTATAAGACTCCATGCTTGGCTCTTGCTCATTGGAGAAAATACTCATGGCATTAAAGGATAGTGAGATAGGTACAAGGCGTTGGCGCAAGATCAGAGAACGCATACTTATAAGAGATGGCTATACCTGTATCTATTGTGGTGAGAACGCAGACCAAGTGGATCACGTGATAGCACGAGCACGAGGTGGTAACAACGATGAGTCCAATCTTGTAGCGAGTTGCAAGCGATGCAATACCTTAAAAGGCGCTCAGAAAGGTCTTTTTTTAGGGCCAAGGGCTACCCCCCATGTCCCTGCGGCCGATATCTCCCTGATCACTCGCTCAGAGACCCATAGCGGGCCGTTCGCGGGCCAACCACGACAGGATCAAACCGGATGACAACAAGTACAAACGTGAGCCTCAAGGGGGCAACGGAGCCTCGCCTTCATAGCGAGTGGTTAAATACTAAATCTCGCGGCGATGAGGTGATTGCATTCGCCCGGTCCATTGGCCGGGAACTAATGCCCTGGCAAGAGGTGATCGTTCGCGATTATTTCTCCCTAGATGATGACGGCAAGTTCATACGGCGTAGCGGACTTCTCCTAGTTGCTCGTCAATCGGGCAAATCTGAACTTGCGCGGCTTATGTGCCTGGCTCATCTCTTCCTCTTTGGCTCTCGTCGGGTTCTGATCATGTCCAGTAATCGAGCAATGACTTTGGTGTCATTTCGAGAGATGGCGTACCTGATTAATGAGAACGATGGCCTTCGCAATCAAGTGCGCTCGATCCGGTATGCCAACGGCAGTGAATGTATCGAGTTAAAGAACGGCGCTCGCCTTGACATTGTGGCAGCGACTAGGGATGGCAGTCGCGGAAGAACTGCGGACTTTCTATGGCTTGATGAATTGCGAGAAATTGACGAAGAGGCATTCACCGCTGCCACTCCAACTACTCGTGCTACCGATGGGCAAAGTTTCTACACTTCTAACGCCGGGGATGCCTTTAGTTCGGTATTAAATAATCTCAGGGAAAAATGCCTCTCTCAGCCACCTCGCTCTCTAGGCTTTTATGAGTATTCGGCCCCTCAGTATTGCAAGATCACCGACCGCAAGGCTTGGGCGCTCGCAAATCCAGCCCTTGGGTACCGGATCAGTGAAGAAGCGATTGAAGAGGCGATCTCGACAAGTTCGATCGAAGCGACCAGAACCGAGTTATTATGCCAATGGATCGATTCATTGCAATCACCCTGGCCATACGGTGCATTCGAAGATTGCTCAGATCCCACCCTAGAAATGTCGCCCGGTCCCCTTACTATCTTTGCCTTTGACGTATCCCCAAGCAGGCGTTCGGCTTCGTTATGTGCGGGCCAATTGCTCCCGGATGGTCGAATGGGATTGGGTCTTCTCCAATCCTGGCACTCTGACGTAGCAGTGGATGAGCAAAAGATTGCGGTAGACATAAAACTCTGGGCAGATAAGTATTTCCCCAGAATGATTTGCTTTGATAAATACACCACTGCCACGATTGCTCAAAGACTGCAAATGAGTGGCGCTGCAACGGTGGATTGCTCCGGAACTATCTTCTATACCGCTTGCTCGGACTTCCTGGATGTGCTGGTCAATAAACGTCTCGTTCACTCCGGCCAAGAGACTCTAATTAGTCAAATGAACAATTGTGCGGCAAAGCAGAATGATGCCGCGTGGAGAATCGTCCGGCGTAAATCGGCAGGCGATGTATCGGCCCCGATTTCACTTGCCATGATCGTTCACCAGTTAGTCAAACCCCAAGGTGCGGCGGCGGTTTACTCAGCCTGAGACTCGCCAAGCGACACATCCCCTAAATGCTTGACAATTGCTCGAACATTTGATCATGGGTATAACAGATATCTTTGGCTTCAATAAGTCTAAGGCTGATCCGACTTCGCGGGTCGTGGCCCAGTATGCCCCTGCCGTTATGGATGCACCGTATGGAAACTTCTACGGTGCAAACAATATGGGCGGATACAACAACTATGTGAACTCAATTGATCGCCAAGCAGCCATGAGTGTTCCTTCAGTTGCACGTTGTCGCAACTTAATCGCTGAGACAATTGCTGCGATTCCTTTAGAAAGTTACCTCACCAGCACTGGCGCTGAAGTAGCCAATCTTGTATGGGTGAATCAACCTGATAAGCGCCAGCCACGTGCGGTAACAATGGCATGGACTGTGGATTCGCTGCTCATGTATGGCGTTGCTTACTGGAAAGTTACAGAAGTATATCAAGATGATAATCGCCCGGCTCGATTTGAATGGGTGCAGAATGATCGCATCACTGTAAAACTTAACGCGACACAAACCGAGGTTGAGTATTACATGTATATGAACGAGCGCCTTCCTATGGATGGCGTGGGATCTCTTGTCACATTCCAGGGTCTAGATCAAGGAATCTTGGTTCGATCTGCTCGTACTATTCAATCTGCAATTGATATTGAACGTGCGGCTTCTATTGCCTCGCAAACACCCATGAGTTCTGGAGTACTCAAGAATACAGGTGCGGATCTTCCTGATTCACAAATCCAAGGAATTCTTGCAGCATGGAAGTCGGCCAGGCAGAATCGTAGTACCGCTTATTTGACATCTACTCTTGAATATCAATCTACATCGTTCTCACCCAAGGACATGATGTATAACGAAGCAGCACAATATTTAGCAACTCAAGTTGCAAGAGTGTGCAATGTTCCAGCGTATTACATCAGCGCTGACATGAATAACTCGATGACATATCAGAATATTCTCGATGGCCGTAAAGAATTTGTCGCATATTCTCTTCAACCATTCATCACGGCTATCGAGGACAGACTCAGCATGGATGATCTGACTCCACGCGGTACACGGATTTCATTTGCATTGGATGAGACATTCCTACGTGCAGATGCAATGGCAAGACTTGCAGTAGTTGAAAAATTACTCACTCTTGGCCTTATAACAACAGAACAAGCAATGGCAATGGAAGATCTAACTCCGATGGGAGAAAATGGCAATGATATTACAGTTCAGTAGTGCTATTGAAGCAAGTGATAGCAATCGCAGGATCATTAGCGGAATCGTTGTTCCGTTCGGGGCCGTTGGTAATACTTCGGCTGGACCAGTTGTATTTGAAGCCGGGTCTATCAGCATTCCAGATCCCACAAAGATTAAGTTACTTGCGCAACACTCACAAACAGATCCAATCGGGCGAGCAATTTCATTCCAGGAATCTGGTACTGAGATCCGAGGCCAATTTAAAGTAAGCGCTAGCCAAAAGGGATCAGATTATTTAGTGATGGCAAGCGAAGACCTTATCTCTGGCTTGTCAGTAGGTGTGGAAGTTACCGCCTCGAAGCCAGGTAAAGATGGAACTCTTTATGTGCAAAAAGCCACGCTTAAAGAAGTCAGTTTAGTTGAATCGCCAGCCTTTACTCAGGCGATCGTCACCAACGTTGCCGCAAGCGAAAGCGAAGCGGAAGTACAGACAACCACAGAAAATCAATCAATCAATGAAAGTGAGGCGATCGTGGAAACTCAAACTCCCGAGGCCGTAACACCCGAGGCCGCGCCTGCGGAAACAGTCGAAGCCTCACGTCCAACAATTAAGGCAACTGCTCCATACATCACTTCTTCAGTTCGTCACGGCATCACTTCAATGGGCCGCTATACAGAGCACAAAATCAAAGCCGCAATGGGCAATGAAGATTCGAAGTTATGGGTAGCAGCATCCGAGGATCCAATGGTGGTGCAAGCCGCCGTTGACTCAATCGGTACAACCAACCCAGCCTTCAATCCCGTTCAGTATTTGCGTGAATTCGTTTCGAATACAAACTTCGGAACTCCAGCAATTGATGCGATTTCAAAGGGAACACTTCCATCATCTGGTATGTCCTTTTCAATCCCCTCACTCGATACCAACGGTGGCGGCACTGCACCCACAGTCGCAGCAACCGCAGAATCTGGTACTCCAAGCAACACCGGAATGGTCACTGACTATATAACTGGAACTGTCAGCAAATATTCTGGGCAAAATACAGTAACTCTTGAGTTATTGGAGCGCTCGGATCCGATTTTTTATGACGAACTTACAATTCAAATGCAGCGTGCTTATCTCAAAGCAATTGATGCAGCGGTTATCGCTGGCTTCATTGCTGATGGAACTGCCGCTACTTCACAAACTGCTGACAGTGCAGGCGTGATTGCATACATCGGTAAAGAAACTCCACTTGTGTACGCAGGAACTTCTTATCTTGCACGTAACATGGTCGCAGGTACCGGACTCTGGGGCGCTTTAATTTCGGCCGTAGATTCCACCGGTCGCCCAATTTATAACGCTTCACAACCAATGAATGCTGGTGGTAACTCATCACCGACTTCCATTCGCGGAAACGTTCTTGGCCTTGATTTATATGTGGACGTGAATGCGGTATCAACTCTTGCTTCTAACATGGCGTTCATCGTCGCACCTGAAGCAGCAACTTGGTATTCATCACCGACTTCATACTTCTCAGTCAACATCGTAAGCAATATGCAGGTCCAGATGGCCATCTACGGCTACGGCTCATACTTAACAAAGCAAGCGGCTGGTATCCGCAAGTTCGTTAAGACTGCGTAATGAATAATCTGGTGGGGCTATCGCTCCCGGTGGCCCCACCAGCCTTAAACTGAAAGGAAGATCCAATGGCCGCGACTTATGTGACTATGCAAGAGTTGAGAGATAACCTTGGCATTGGAACTTTATATTCAGATTCAACAGTTGAAGAGGTATGTCAAACTGCGGAAGATTTACTCAACTCATACCTTTGGTTCGACTCAGTTCCAGTGGTCGGTGCGGCCCTTGCAAACAATTACGCAACTCTTGTTTTATCCTCTCCTGGCTCATACGTAGCCGGGCAGTCCATTACGATCTCAGGCTGCGGTTCTACTTATAACGGATCTTTCACGATCACTGCGACGTATCCCTGGTCCCTAGGATCGGCCACTTTCCCTTGGTTTGCCTTTTATCCTTTTAATGCAACTTACTTTCCCAAGGGTTACAGTTTTATCCAATACGCAAAGACTGCGGCTGATAAGAATTACCAACTCATCGTTCCCTACGGTAAAGCCGCAGGAGTAGATACCAAGACCACTACCTACGCCACCACCCCGGCAATCCGCGAGGCCGCAATGATGCTTGCCGTAACGATCTGGCAATCTCGCCAAGTTAGCAATCTTGGTGGTGTAGATCCCAATTACGGTCCTTCACCTTTCGCCGTTGGAAACTCCCTTATGGGCAGAATCCGCGGACTCATCGCTCCATACATGGGTCCACGATCGATGGTTGGATAACTATGCCAATTCCTGCGATTACGACCCTGAGATCCACGATAGCCACCGCACTGGCGAATCCTGGTGTATGGAGCAC